ACCCAACCATAACACAATCTAATAAAGACAAAGCAATGCAACTTGTTAAAGATTTAGATAAGGTAGATATCAACGAAGAGAATGTTATTATGACAATACAAGAAATGCATAAGTCTCAAATTGTACATGAGGCTGCACAAAAATGTTTAGATATTTATAGAGGAGGTAAAGGGGAGATACATTCTGTCATTAAACTTTTACAACAAGATGATTCTATCGGCGATACAATGGAAGAGGTTACAAAAGATTTGTATGAACTTCTAAAAGAAATGGACTACAGTAATCTGTTTCAATTCTCTGCACCTTCATTATTAAATGAACAAGTAAAAGGTGTAGGCAAAGGACACTTCACAATTATATTTGCAAGACCAGAGTCAGGTAAAACTGCCTTTTGGATTAACATGGTCGGAGGTCCAAATGGTTTTGCATATCAAGAAAAAGTCAATAATATAGCCATTTTTTGCAATGAAGAGAAGCCCTCTAGGATTGTATTTAGATTAATACAAGCATGTTCTGATATGACTAAGATGCACATAGACGAAGAGCCTGAGTTAGCTAATGAACAATGGCAAAAGATACAAGAAAAAATTCACATCTATGACTGTAAAGATTTTACAATAGAATCTATTGATAGTTATTGTGAAGAATATAAACCTGATGTAGTTATAGTGGACCAACTAGATAAGATAGAACTGTCAGGAACTTTTAATAGTGGTCATGAAAAACTAAGAGAGATATATAAATTAACTAGAGATATTTCTAGTAGAAGGGATGTGTGTATGTTTGGTATTTGTCAAGCGAGTAGTGATGCTCACGATAGAAATCATATAAGTTTTAATACTATGGAAGGTAGTAAAACAGGTAAGGCCGCCGAAGCTGATTTAATTATTGGTATAGGCAAGAAAGATGATTGGGAGGGTGAAGAAGATTTTACTAGAACATTATGTATTAGTAAAAATAAATTAACAGGATGGCATGGTATTATAACTTGTAAGATTGTGCCAAGTAAATCGAGGTATATAGACTAATGATAAGCGTGTTAGATATAGAAACAACCTTTACACAAGACGGGGATAATACTCCGTATAATTTAAGTAACAAACTAGTAAGCGTAGGAGTAAACGATGAATATATATTTTTTAATCATGACGAGTTCACTGGCGATATTCGTACTAGCCATAACAAACTCCAGTCAATTTTAGATAAGACAACACTAATGGTAGGACACAATCTTAAGTTTGATTTGTCTTGGTTATTAGAATGTGGTTTTAAATATGAAGGTAAACTTTGGGATACAATGGTTGCAGAGTCAGTTTTATTTAGAGGACAACGAAGACCATTGAGTTTAAAGGAATGTTGTAGAAGAAGAAAGATAGGTATCAAGTATGCAACGTTAGAAAATGCAATAGATTCCGGGATTGGTATGGATAAGATACCTATAAAGGATTTAGAAACATATGGTAGGAATGATGTAACTATTACAAAAGATTTATATCTGCAACAAGATTTAGATTACAAGAGAGAGGACAATAAAATTCTTGTGCCTACATTGGAGATGATGTGTGAGTTCTTAGTTACATTGGTCGAGATAGAACGCAATGGTATCTATGTTAATCCTAGTACACTAGATGAATTAAAAACAAGATTAAATGAGGAGTATCATTCTGTCAAAAAAAAGATAGACATAACTGTTCAAGAGGTAATGGGTGACGCTAAATATAATATCACTAGCGGGGAGCAGTTATGTAAAATCATCTATTCCAGAGAAATAATAGATAAGAATGATTGGGCAAAGACATTTGGTTTAGGTACAGATGAGAGAGGTATCAAAAGAACACCTGCAAAATATCCTGCTAATACATTTAGAAAAATATTAGAAACAAAAACTAGACCTGTTATGTATAGTATAGGAACTAAATGTAAAACATGTGATGGCATAGGTCATTATAGAAAATATAAAAAGGATGGTAGTGCCTATCTTAATTTAACTAAGTGTAAAGATTGCAATGCAGAGGGTGTATTTTTAACTAAGACTGATAGAGTTGCAGGTTTTAACATAACACCAAGAGACCAAAGAGATGTTACATCCCTTGGTTTTAAAGTAGGTATGGATAATTTAAAATATATCGGCGATAGAAATCCTGGAAGAGTAAGAGAGTTTCTAAACTATATCATCAGATATAAACAAATAGAGAAGTGGCTATCTACTTTTGTAGATAAGATGAAAGAAGAAGCATACCATAACAATCTATTACATCCTAAGTTTAGTCAAACAAATGTAGTAACAGGTAGATTATCATGCTCTGACCCTAACTTTCAAAACATACCAAGAGGAGATAAGCTACCTATAAAAAGAGTTATACAATCTAGATTTGATGATGGTGAGATTATTGAAATGGATTTTGCACAGTTAGAATTTAGAGTTGCAGCTTTCTTATCACAAGATAAACAAGCCATACAAGATATTTTAGAAGGTGTGGATGTTCATCAAAATACTGCTAATGTTATTGGTTGTAGTAGACAAGATGCAAAAGCACATACATTTAAACCTTTGTATGGTGGTATGTCTGGCACAGATGAAGAGAAAAAATATTATGCTTATTTTAGAAAAAGATATAAAGGCATTACTGAATGGCAAGAAAGAATAGAAGATATTGCCATAGCTACATCCTTTTATACTTCTCCAAGTGGTAGGCAATATTATTTTGAGGGTATAAAAAGAGCATCATGGGGTGGCTCTAATTTTTATACTCAAGTTAGAAATTATCCTGTGCAAGGTTTTGCAACAGGTGATATAGTTCCCGTAGCTTGTATTGATATTTATAATTCAATGAAAAATATGAGAACAAGATTAATTAATACTGTACATGATTCTATTATTATTGATGTACATCCAAAGGAGGTAGACAGTGTTCTAAATAAACTAAAAAATGCTTGTGATGGTATCACACAATCTATTAATAAAAGATACGATATTGATTTCAATGTGCCACTTGACTATGAAATAAAAAAAGGGCATAATTGGTTAGACCTAAAACGAATATAGGAGTTATATATATGACAGACAAAACAATCTTTGGAGATATGTCCGAAGAACAAATAAGAGCAGAGGCAGGTATGGGTGCTAAAAGCACTCCTTCTTATATCTATAATCTGCGAATTACAAACAACCATAAGGATAAAAATAACGAGGATAAAATCACACAACATCTGGGTAGCTACAATGTGTGGGATAAAGACACTGAACAATTTGTGTATGCAGATAAAGTAATTTTTAGACCCTTTATGAAAAGACAACAGTACATGACATGGGATAATAAAGAAAAAAATTTTTCTGCTGAGTCTATCCTAGTTAAGTATGGTGAAGAAGCTTTTGATACTTTAGGAACTACTAAATGTGGTTATGTTGTGACAAAAGATAGAGCCGACTTAACACCAGACCAAAAAGAAAGAGCCAATAGTACAAAGTTCTACAGGATTATGTATGGTCTATTAGACATTAGTGGTGAAAATTCTAAAGGTGATAAGATATCTTTAAAACAATATCCTGTTCAATTAAAATATGCAGGAGGTAATGCTATAGTAATGAACAATATAGATTCATTATTAAAAAGCAAAGGTATCCTGTGGTCCAATTCTGTGACATTAGAAACAGAAGAAAAAACTGTTGGTGGTAACACATTCTATAATATAAAGATTGGCAGCATAAAATCATTAGATGTTCCTGCTAATTTATTAGAAGATAGTGATGATGGCAGAGCCTATCAACTATTTAATAATGATATAGAAGCTAAGAATGAGCAAGTCATGGATAAATACCATGCTCATTTAAAAAAGTATGCCGATGATACTCAAGCAGTATCAAAAGTTACTAACTCTTGACAGAACAAATATTAGATAAAATAAAACATTTACTGGTACAGGCGGAACAATCGCCTGTGCCTCTTAGTGAAGAACTCATTGAACAGTTTGGTGAAGATTGTAAGAAAGCAATCCGAAAACAATTCAAAGAAAGACGAGACACTTCTTTTAGAATAAGAATGTCAGGTATCGGTAAACCTTTATGTCAATTACAAATGGAAAAGTCTGGTGCTAAAAGAGAAGCACAACCATATAATAATAAATTAAGATTTATATTTGGAGATATGATAGAAGCTATAACAATGTTATTATTAAAAGCTTCTGGAACTGTAGTTGATAGTGAACAAAAGCAAGTCACAAGAAAGAGTAAATACTTTGAGAGTGGACTGAATGGAACTTATGATGTTGAGATTGATGGTAAGATTTATGATATTAAATCAGCTAGTGATTGGGCATTTAAGAATAAATTCTCTATGGGTTTTGAGGCGGTTGTTGAAAAGGATGTGTTTGGATATAAGTCACAAGGATATTTATATGCAGATACAGAGAATAAAAAATTTGGTGGTTGGATTGTAGTTAATAAATCTACAGGTGAGATGTGTATAGTATCTCCACCAAGAGATGATACTAAACATAAGAAAGAGGCATTACAATTAGCAGATGACAACATAAAAGCATTAATGGAAAACAAACCATTTGAAAGATGCTTTGATGATGTAGAAGAAAAGTATAGAAGTAAATTAACAGGTAACAGAGTGCTAGATAGTGTATGTGGTTTTTGTTCTTTTAAACAAGACTGTTGGGGTGATAAGATAGAATACTTACCACAACAAGTGTTTGATGATGAAGGCAAACCTCGTTCTAAAAATCCTAGATATTATTGGTATACTCATGTAGCCAACAGGGAAAAAAATAATGACAAAGAAAAATGATACTATTGATGATGGTATAGTAATATTAATTAAACCTCACAAGAAAGGTAAGTTTGCTGTAGGAATTACTACTAATTATACCGCAGATACTCCTGAGAAAGAGATGTGTAAGTTAGTTGCTCTAGGGATTGCCCAAGAAGTATTAGAAAATCCAGACCCTTTTTATGAAAGGGGTATAGAACTATCAGCACAAATAGATGATATAGATTTGACAGGTAAAGAAGAATTTATCAAAGAAAATGATGAGAGTAATATCATAGACTTAACAAAATATTTAGACTTAAAAAATCTAAACTAGGAGAATCATGAAACATAATTCTAATTTTAAGCATGACTTAGAGTGGGGTAAACAAGGTGAGATAGTAGTAGGAGAAATACAAGAAGGTGAAAAGACAGAAGTAAAATCTGAAAGAGATAAGTGGATTAGAACAGGTAATCACTATTGTGAATACCAAAGTAGAGGTAAAGATAGTGGTATTAGAAAGACACAGGCCGAATGGTGGACTGTAAACTTTTATATCGGCGATAGGTTTTGTTTTAATATTACAGTTAAAACAGAAGACTTAAAAAACATAATAAATAATAATAAGTTTAACAGTGTTCCTGGGGGAGATAACAATACTTCTTGGGGATACTTAGTTCCTATTATTAAATTAATTGATTGTAATAATTATATAGAGAGAACATCAAATGAAAACTGAAGACATACTAAGTGATGCATCGAGATTAGTCTCTGGAGACAGAGCAAAAGCTTATGGAGATAAGAAGATACTCCATGATAAGATAGCTAAGATGTGGTCTGCATATACAGATTGTAATATAAATGCAGAACAAGTAGCTATGATGATGGCTATATTAAAGATAGCTAGAACAACAACAGGAAGCAGTGCCGATAGTTATACAGATGGTGCTGCATATATTGCAATAGCAGGAGAAATACATGACCAAAAATGAAAAACCCCAAGAAAAGAATTATGTACTAAGTGAAGAGCAGAGAAATATTCTACTACAATACTTAGCAAATAAGCCTTTTATTGAGGTTCAAAAACAAATTAATTTATTAGCAGGACTGACAGAAATCAATGACAACATCTCACCAAACTTTATCAAAAAGTAAAGATACTTTTGTTTTATATAGTTGTAAGATATCTTATTCTAAATTCAATGGTAACTTTTATTGGGATGAAGAAACTGTTAATACGAAAGAATTAATAGAAGATTTTAAAAAGAAGTATGGTACAAACGAACCCTACTCACAAGATAAGAAACTACTAATACCTTTACCCCATATACTAAAAGCAGTTATAGTTCACTTAAAAAATGAATATAATTATACTTATAAAACCACCCAACAATTATTAGATAAACTAACTAGCTAGGTCTTCCATCTGACTGCTTAATTTCTTAGCACGATTTGGGGTCTGTTTTGCCCATCTCGAATCTAGCATCTCTGACGCAGCTTCTATATACGATTGATTTTGTAAAGCAAGTAGCATGTTTCTAAACTTACCAACACCTGCAGGACCCATTTGAAAGGTCATCTCGCATAGGATACACTTGCCTTTAATTGGTATATCGAGACTATATTCAGCACAGATATCTTCCATACCATTCCATGCTCTAATAAAATCCTTTTCAAACAGCTCATCCCAACCTTCTTTGGTAGTAGGTATCTCTTCTCCCGGAATTATTTTATGGCCGTAGCCTCCTGTGTCGAATCCTAATGTGTCCTTATACACATCTAGTCTATATCCTTCGTGTTCTTTTATCTGCTCTCGTAGAGCATCTTTTACTACATCACCCATGATATCTCCTATTTATTTTTAATTAAACCCATAGCACCTTTTGCACCTTTGATACCAAAACTAGCAGAACATGCTATGTATAAAAGATGTTTATAATAATCTGGCAATGACTGTAGTGCAATAAATCCTGCATGGATATGGTCCGTCATTCCAGGAAAAAATACTGCCACCGCAGGTGCTAACAGGCATATTAAAATTAGTTCGTCTTTCCACGACCCTTTCATTTGGTCTACTGCAGAAGCCTCCCACTTAACCTTACCTGCTATCTGTTGTTCTTTCAATGACTTCTGTGCTTTTATCTCAGTAAGTGCTAAGTCAGCTTTTGCTTTCTTAGTCTCCACGAAACCTTTCACTGTATCCCCTACGATACTAGCGATTGGCCCTAATAACATATTTAACATATTTACTCCTATCTTAAATCTACTTCGTATTCTCCACCAGTTTTATAATCTAACTCTGCATTATTTCCTAACATCTTTAGTATAAAATCTGGCTCTTTTATCATTTTTGGTTCATATCCATCTATTCTTATGTTGTAGTCTTCCATTACCTTTTCTATTTTTCTAACTATTTTTGCTCTTTTTCTATCATATTTAGCCTTAGATATCTCACCAGTTTGTAATTGTTTATATAATTTTTGAACAAGACTTCTATAGTAATTGACCCTTTCTTGCACCCTAGTTTGTAGTTTTCTGTTTAGCTTTGTAACTGACTGGTTGTTTACTTTTATTCCCACTGAGTTTGCTATGGCAACTAGTTCACTCTCTTGTTCTGAGAATAAACTTTCTTCTCCACCTCTAGTTGCTCTGTCTATTTTTTTAGTTGAAAAAGAGCCTGGTACAAAAGGAAAGTTTGGAATTAATTTTGATGCTATGCTTCCTACTATAGATTGTAAATCCTCACCTCCAGAAAGACCTCTTCCAGGAATTTTTTCACCTAAAAATAAATCAAATCCTAATAAAGATGTTACTACATCTCCTGCTATACCTCCGCTTATTTGTAAAGGTGCAGGTAAAAATCCTACATTGCCACTTCCCATTTCAAATACATCACCACCAGGAAAATATCTTTCTATAAATATATATCTAGATTGTCCTTCTTCTGTTTTATAAGGTAGTTTTATATTTTTATATGGCATTATACCTAAATTAAATACTCTACCTCCTAGATATTTATCTCCCTCCATCATACTTCTTTCTTTGTCAGGGTCTCCGCCTCCAAACATTTCACCTGCTTTGTTTAGTGCATAACCTAATGCACCATATTTAGCGAATTTCCAAGGTCTTAAAACTGCAGTTTCTGCTAAGAT